GGTGCTTTCATTGGCGGGAGATTTCAGACCGCTCAGGGTCTTTTTCAGCTTAGAAAGCGAACTGTCCGCTTCCTCACCGCTGGAAATGATCTGAAATTCAATGCCCTGAATTTCCACATTATCAGCCATTTACGCCACCACCTTTCTGTTGAAATTTCTTGTTGTTCGCCATGGCAAAGGCTTCCATAAAGGCTTTCGCTTTATCATCATTTTTCTGTTCCCGCTTCTGCTGCACACGCTCGTCTTTCCGCATATTAAGCTCATAAGGCTCTCGGCGGTACGGAGTAGGCTTCTTGGCACCCATGGCTCGGAACAAGGGCGAAGCGTCAACGAGAGCTTCATAGATATACATACCTTGAAGCCATGCGTCCTGATTTTTGAGGTCTTGCTTGATCTGTGCGGCTTTCTGGTAATACTTGACCAATTCACAATCCTCGTTCCAGAACTGATCGTAGGTCATACCAATCGCAAGGTAGTACGGGAAGACCTCGTAAAATTTCTCTGTGTAAGCGAAACGGGAAGCGGAGCGTAGACCGCCGCCGCTCCCCGTTCTACCGGACTGCGACTCGCTTACCAGTCCGCAGTCCAGCTCAGGTTTCCCTCGTTGCCCTCCTGCTCAGGCTCGGTCAGCAGGGTCATGATGGGTTCGTTATACATCTCGACCAGCTTCTCAATCAGCTTGTCCTTGTGGGTCAGCTTCTTGTAGATGTTGTCGATGATTTCCCGCTTAACAAAGCGGTGGTGTGCCAGAAAAGCACCCGCAAACAGAGCGGGGAGCATGGTCATGGGCTTCTTCTCAACATCGTCTGCGATAAAGCCCTGCTTCTCCATCATCTCAACGGACTTGCGGGTATATTCCAGCGTGTAGGTCACGCCGGAAACGGGGTCATTGATTACGAGCTGCTTTGCCATGATAAATCCTCCTTATCATTTAGGCCGATTACTTCTTAGGTGGCAGAGAAAGCAATGGGGGTGGAAGGGGCGATGGTGATGTTCATACCAACGACCTCGTTCACGCCACCGCCGACAGGATAGACGGACAGCTCACCCTTGAAGGAGAACTTACCGTTGGAACCATCGGGAGTGACCACACCGCCAGCTTCGGTGCCGCCGAACCACACAGCGAAGTCATGCTGAGAACCTTCCAGAGCTTTCAGCTCCTGGAACTTCGCCAGATCGTAGTTAGCAGCGAATGCCAGACCATCGAGGGACTGAATACCGGCGATATAGGTCTGCATATTATCGCTCAGGGTGGTGGTTTCCAGCATTTCGGGTTCGCCGCCGAGATCGGGGAACTCCTTAATGTCTACCAGCTTGGAGTAGGTATCACCACCGCTGGTCTTGTGCATAAGAAAGACCTTGTAGGTAGAAATAGCCATTTCATTTACCTCCTGTAAATAGTAGTGCCGTCCGTTTCGGCTCGATACCGAGCCACCAGACGATAGATCGTAGCGTTCTCCATGTTGGGAACAGGAGAAAGAGAAATTCGGGTGAAATTCATACCATACATCATGCCGTCAATCAGACCCATGATCTTCTTGCACTCCGACTTCCTACCGGAAGTTTTGTTAGAGTACACATTGACCTCAAACATGACCGTAGCAAATCGCTCCTGATCTGCTGTGTCCAAATGATCGACAGAAGGGTAATTATCCGACTCCACAATGCTTACATGGGGGAAAGCAGAGGGAACATTCACATAATCACCCGTGATGTGAATGTCGGAATAAGCAGCTCGTAGGGCTTGTGCAATCGGAGTGTAGACCTTGTTCTCAATGTCAATCACACAAACACCTCCCTTACTACTCGAATTAACTCTTGTTCAATGGTTTTTACAGCGTTATACATTGGTGCGGACGGAGGATTACCGTAGGTGTGACCACCGCCCTTGTCTTTGGGCAACCACCAACCCTTAACATCGTCCCAATGACCTTTATCGCTCGGATAGGTACCCGGCCCCATGCCGTGCTTACTGGCTTCGGGGTGTCCGTAACCGTAAGTCACGCCAGAGCCGAACTCGATAAACAATACCGACTCTCCGTTGGCCTTGACCACATATCCCTTCGAGATAGGTTCCACGGACACCGTAGCGTCCTTGATACCCGTGTAGACTGCCCGTGAAAAATCGAGAGAAGCCTTGGTTGCTCCCATTGCCGCCAATCGCTCAACCAGTAAAGCAGACTTTTCATTGAGCCACTTCTGATATTCGTCAATAGCGGCGATAGCACTATCAATGCCCTCCGGTGTGAGGGCAAACCTCACAATTTTGTTGTTCACGATACTGTCACCCTACTTATCGCAATCGAGATTGAATTCAAGCTCTTAGCGACTCGCTTTACAAGGTAGTCATACATCGGTGTGCCATCTTCGGCATATTCCGGCTCCTTGTCAACAAACAAAACGGAATTTTCATCAATCGGGCAAGACATATCATCAATGACAATCACCTTGTCGTAAGAAATGAAATTTCCGAACTGCTCAACCTGAGCGGCACCGGTTGCTGCCGATATATTGGCTTCCATTTGCACAGCTTCCTCGTACAAAATGGTATATTCACCACTCTCATTGCCGTCATCATCGAGAATAGCGGTTTTCTGATCGAACAGCAGATACCAAAAAGGCACCTTATTACGCTCCATTGTTTTCATCGGTGTCCTCACTTTCCGTATCATCAGAGGTAACCACCACAGCGGCACAAGGAACGATCTCTCTCAGCAGCGTGGGCGGCACATCACCGTCCTCATAAGAACGGGAAATACCATTTTCGCTGTGAGCTGTTTGCCCTTCGGCACCTCGCTTATTCAACAGATACGCCGCAATTTCCAACTGATTATAGGCATAGCGATCAGGAACAGCCGTTATAGTTTCATCGAAAGGATAGGCTCTTTTCAAAACCTTATTTCCGGCGATAGCGAGGTAGGTGGAAAGCACTCCCTCGTTTTGTTCGCCGGTCATGATTTGCAGCACAAACAACTTCTCATTATCAGTCATGCTTTCCACCTCCCCCTCTGTGTTTATTAGCTCTTGGCAGTTACCGTTGCAGAACCGGCATTCAATGCCTTGTAAGTGCCGTCTGCTTCGACAACAGTTACCTTATGACCGTTGGTAATAGTCAGATCGGAAGTACCGTTCCAAGTAGCCCAAGTACGAACATTCTGACCATAGGTCACAGTAGGAGCAACAGAAGCATCGGTCTTATACTTATACACATTTCCGGTACTCTCTTTGGCCGGAGAAACGGTCAGCTTGGTATCACCAGCTTCGGTACCGGCGATAGAAGTAACGGTCAGCGTTCCAAGAGTAGGAGTATCATCAACGGTAATCACGGCAATAGCGTCCAGATACTCGGCAAACAGGGTCATACCCATGATTGCAAAAGACTCGGACACGGCGGTGTTATAATTGCCCTGAGTATGGAAACCAATCAGATTGGTCAGGCCATCAGTGGTATAAACCAGACCGGCTCTGGCAAAATCGCTGTCACCGGGGTCAACATAGTACAGAGCAATGTTCTCCACAGGAGTGGCAATGACCTTGCCACGGGCAATTTCCTCATCAGACAGGAGGAAAACGACCTTGTAGCCCATGAAGTCCTTGATATACTGGAAGCCGAAAGCGGACTGGACGGAGATAGATGCATCACCGAGGTAGTCATACAGGTCGAGGACATTGGCAAAACCAACAACCTCGGTACAGGTACGGTGCATCTGCTTAAACTTATTGATGACCAGTCCCTTTGCCATAGCCAACGCACGCTGCCAAGAGGTTTCGGAGCTGGTCAGGGTGCCGGTGTTGAGATAAGTGTAAAAACGAGCGGTGACATTATCCTGCAATTCAAACAGGAAAGCGTCATCAGTCATGCCGACAGCCACATCGTAGCCGTGGTCTTTGATAGACTCGATGGAAACGGCCTTGGCATACTTTTCTACCGTCATCTCCGCATACGGAGTTTCGACGATAGCAGCCTTGGAGTAGGGGATTTCCTCACCCTCACCCACGGAGCCGCTTGCCAGAGTGATAGAAGCGGTCTTGGATTTCAGAACCGCACCGGGCTGCTTGCGAATGGGGCGAACAATGCCGAGAATATCCCGGAGATGATCCCAATTTCGAGCGAAACGGGACACGAAGTCGATCTCACGGGCGGTGACGGTCATATCAGCCGTCATGGTCAGATTAGCTTTTGCCATAATTTATTCTCCTTTTCCGAACAGCTCCAAATTGGCAGCGATAGCGGCCTGACGCTCGGAACTGTCCTTAATTTTCATGATGTCTTCTTTGGTCATAGTGCCGGAACCATTACCGGCAGGGGGTTTGGGGGTCTTCTTCAAAGCGTCAGCCTTGACGGTTTTGGCATAATCTTCGAGGAACTTCTGCTGATTGGCAAAAACCGTAGTGTGGTCGCCGTCTGCCATGGCCTTAGCGGTATCAGCCGCCAATTCCTCGGAGTAACCCTGAGCAATGAACTTAGCCTTATACTCAGATACGGTACGCTCCTTTTCCAGCTCTGCCAGACGCTTTTCCATCTTGGCCTTTTCCTCAGCTTCCTCCTGCTTCTTCTTTTCGTCCTCGGACAACAGGGCGTTGTGCTTGCGCTTCCACTCGGCAGCTTCGGAATTCGCCTTGGAATTGGCACTTTTCAGCCGTTCCACCTCGGCGGCATTGTCTTCGTACTCGAAACCCTCCAAAGCGGCGAGCTTCTGTTCGGGGGTCATCTTGTCATAACCCTCAATTTTACTGGTGTCGATCTTTGCCATAGAAATTACCTCCTGCGTTTTATTCGGGTGTTCACTCACCGCTGATTTCTGTTTTTGGTAGGCTTGTCTGCCTTTTGCGATTAAGGTCTTCCCTGACCATTCAATGCCTTGCGGCAATTAAATCAAAACAAAAACGGGCTTCTGGCAAGGACATGAGAGTGTCCCTACCAAAAGCCCGTAATGGCTGTTGCCGTTATCTCGATATAACGACCTCATATTTCTTCTTGCTGTTCAACTCCCAAACGACCAGCTTGCCGTTTCGGACAGCAATTTCAACTCCCTTACCACGGGAGAGGATTTCATTGATCTCCTGTATCGCCTTTGGCGACAGGGTTATTACCGGGGTCATCGTTGTCGCCCTCCTTCGGCGTAGTCTGAGCGGCAATTTCAGCCGCTTTCTTAGCCTGTTCCTCCATATACGCCTTACTCATGTTCCAAGCCATCTCAGGGTCAATGAACATACCGCAATGGGAGAATGCAAGCTGAGGGGCAATCTTAGGATTGTTCAACATAGCAACGAGAACATTCGCCTTTTCGGTGATATTCTCATAATTACGGCGAGTAAAGCGGATTTCCAAGCCGGACAGTTTCAGGTTCAGGTCTGCCAGATCACGGCAAATACGCAGAACCAGTTTCAGAAATTCCTTTTCGGACTTCTTGAACATCAACTCACTATCCTTGGCTCTCGCTTCGGCAGCAGACCAACCGTCACGCATAATGACAGCGGAGCCGGTATCGCTGGTGGAAGAACCACCGTTGCGGTTCGGCATACCACAGATCGTCAAAACCGTGTTATACATATGGTCAATGAGCGTCTGCGTCTGGCTCTGGTTCAACTCTGCGGTGAGATATTCGATCTCGGCCTTGAACTGAGGGTCAATGTCCTTATACTTGATTGCGCCCTCCTGACGGAGCTTGGCATAATCGGGCGAAGAAATATCGACATTGTGGAAAAGCATGAGTGCTTGCACAAACTGCTCCACGCCGTCAAGACGGTTGGAGTCCACATTATTCATTGCGTCCAGCAAAGGAAGCACGATCTCAAAAGCACCAAGGCGAGAATTGTTCAGCGGATATTCGATGATGGGAATTCCCAATACCTGTTCCTCGGAACGGGTGATCTCAAAATCCTCGATCTCAAAGTACCAGTCCTTCGTATATACGCTGAAAATACGAGTGGCCTTTTCCTTCTCGATATATTTCACGCCCATGAGGGGAGGGGTACCGAGAGAATTTTGGTACACCACGAAGGAGAAACGAGGGTCGAGTGTAAACAGCTCAAAGGGAGCTTCGTCTTCCTCCATATCGGCTTCGCCATCAGGAAGAACCATGCGGTAAGAAGTGCCGCAAATGTGCGCCCACTCAGACAGCTCCTTATCCTTAGCAGCTTTATCCTCGGAAAGAACATAATCGTTCAGCTTAGTCACACAACCCGCAACAGCTTCGTCATCTCCACGGCTGACATACTGGACAGGCTCACCCATCAGATAACCGACCTTGAAGGAAACAATTTCATTTGCCCTGTTTTCAATAACAATATTCTTGATTTCAGGCCGGACTTCCTTTTTGCGACTCAACACGGGCTGTCTGCCCTTGTAGTAGCCATAGAGATATTCGATCTCGCTCTTGTTCCGAAGGTGCGTGATAAAGGCTTTCCGCAGAACATCAACCACATTGTCGGAAGTGATTTCAGACACATCGGTATAAATGACTCTGCGCCCAAACAAAGCACGATTTTCCACGGAAACACCCCTTTCTTTACAAAATTGCGATCAGATTACAGTAATCCAATCTTTCACCCTACATGATAGCACAATCTCCAATGGTTGTCAACACCTCAACCCTTCAAAATACCATTGGCGATATACTTTTGTCAACAAGGCCGCTTGAAAACTTCAATCTTGGTACCAGATAGCATACGAATTTCATTTTCCAACAGGGACAGGGAGTCAGGAGCGTCATCGTGAGGAACCTTACCAGAGCGAGTGTAGGTGGTCAGCTCTTTCATAAAATTCCAATACTGACTGCCCCGCTTATAGGTGGACGGGTGTTTGAAATAGAAATTCCGCTTGATGTTGTCCGAAGCGAATTCAATACGGGTGTGCTTATTGGAGATCGTGCGCTTCGTGCGAATGCCGATGGAATAACCACGGTCACGAATGATCTGGTCAACATCTCTGGCATAATACTGACCGGCATTGTTACTCTCGAAAACAGCAGAAGCGACTTTGTTCTCAATCAGGCACTTGGCGCACTCAGGCTTTGTAATCTCTGCCGGAGCGTCATCAAATACCACATCGACAATATACACATCGGTACCGTAGATTTTCGCCACCGGCATAGAGGTACTATCGCTGCCGCTTTCAGCAGTATCACCCACGGCAAGGGTTGTGTCCGGCTCTCGATCAACAGGTAGCTCGAAAAAGTAATTCAGCTCGTCCTTGTTAAACAGAAGACCCTTGGCTTCAAACGGCTGCTGCTGAAATTCCGACTCAAACTGTTCTGCGGACAGAAGCTCACGCTGTTCACGGAAATAAGCCGTGGTAAAAACCTTCTGACCCTCACGCTCGTATTCGTAATTGCTCTCGTCCGTCACCGGGTCGAGCGCAGGGATTTCGATTGCTCTCCAATCCCAACCTTCCTTTTGAGCGTGTTCTTGAATACGACCTATCGGGTCATACAGAGAATAGCGAGTACCAGTGAAAACCATAGGCGTACCTTCAATGGCACGACCCATAATATCGCCGGAGATCACTTCCCACTTATCATCGAGCCGCTGACGGTTCTTAGCTTCCTCTCGACCTTCTACGCAGTCATCGAGATACAACACATTGGTTGCTTCGGACAAACCGACCTGTCGAGCGTCAATAGAACGACACATGATGGTGGGGAAACGAGATTTGGATTTCAGGTTGATGATCTTAGTGTCAGCGGAAGTCTGCACCAGACGAGCTTCGGGGAATACATCATAGAACAGGTATTCATTGGGTGTGGTCAGGTATTCTAAACACCCGTTATAGAAGCTCTTAGCAAGGTCATCACCGGTTCCTTCCATCAAAGTAGCTCTATCGGGGTACTTGCCAGAGAGCATATTGACAAAATTGATACCAGTTTGCGACTTACCCGCTCTTTTCGGCATAGAAATTGTCAAAAGACGCAGTTTTCCATCAAGAATATCCTGAAAACCTTGTACCATCGGCTTCAAATAATGCCGCCGAGGGGCATAAAACCGCTTTTCGGGCTTACGATCAAGCTCGATATAGGTCATAAATGCGTCAAATGAGTGCGGAGCGTCAAATAACAGGCTCTTACGCCATGTTTCATAGAAGAATTCCGCTTCCTTCGGGGTGCTGGCTCTCAACATTTTGGCGCAAAGGGTGCGAAGCTGCTGATTGATCTCATGCGCCGCCGTAAAATCGTCTTCCTCCCATGCTCGGCACAGGGAAAACAGATCGGTATAAGCACCGGTGTCCTTCGGTCTATCATTGATTACTCTCGTAATCGAATGTGCAATTTTTGTATAGTCCATGATTACCTCCGTAATAAAAAACGGACTACCCCTTTCAGAGTAGCCCGTAATGGCTGTTGCTGCCGCCGTAGTGCGGAAGCCTTATAGTATCATCGGAATGAGCCATGCCAGCAAGAATATGAAAACTATGCCGAGAATGATATAGCCCAATGCGTCAAACAAGAATTTCATGACTCAACCCTCCCGTCAAAGAGAGAATAGCCGTTGAGCTTACCGCTGACGGTCACGGTGTCGCCAATTTCGATACCCTCAATGTCTTCGGCATTCTTGAAGAACACGGCACGATTATAGGTCATGACTCTCTCAGAACCGTCAGCCGCAACAGAGTGGTGAGCGTCTGCAACGGTTAGGACAACTTCACCCTGAAAGGTAGCGTTCTGTTCGATCTCGGTGATTACGCCGGTAATCATTGTCCGAGAGGTACCGCCGTTGACAGCTACCACGATGACGGCAATCACGATCATTACGGTGAACACGAAGCCACCGAGAATTTTTACCAGATTTGCGCCAATGCTCTCACCGTAATACATATCGTCAACCTACCTTTCTCAGTCTATCATACCATGTCGTGCGGCCTATGCCAAGCTCGGCACAACATTCGTCCACGGTCATCAGACCGTCTTTTTGTTTTTGAGCGAGATTTTCAAATGCCACAGGGTCGATTTCCTTTTTCGCTCTACCGAAGCCCCGGCCTGTCTTGGGAGATACTTTACGACCATCGACTACCGGCATGGCGGCGATACCCTCAGCCTGACGCTGTTTGGTCTTCTTACGCTCCTGCTCGGCAACGGCACCCAACACCTCAATCAGAATGTTGTTGACCATTTCCAAAACCCATGTCTGGTCTTGGAAATCAATCAGAGTGGTGGGAATGTCAAGAATACGGACGATCACGCCCCGGCTTCTGAACCATTCCAGCTCACGCTTCATTTCGGCCTTATCACGCCCGAAGCGGTCAAACTCTTTAACCACAACCTCGTCACCAGCTACGACCTTGGCTTTCAGGGCATTGTACCGAGGACGGTCAAAAGTGCTGCCAGTGATCTTATCGCAAAACACATGGTCATCATCATTGGGAATGTCGAACCGTTCCTGCGCCACTTTGAGCTGACGGGCAAGGCTCTGATCTTTGGAAGACACTCTGCCAAGGAAGTAGATAGCCATGGGTCAAACCTCCTTCGAGTCAAGCAGGGCAGTCAGGTCATACTTCACATCGTCCTTCTGGTCAATCACGATCTGGTCAGCTCGGCGAGTTCCGGGCTTGCGCTCCTGAATGACCACTTCATAGCCAAGTACATCGAGCATTTCCACGGCCTTGTCGAAGGACATATTCGGATTGACCAACCGAGCGGACACATCGTTGCCCCGGCTCTTGCCGATAGCCCTTGCCATGGTCAGAAGGGACACGCCCTTGTCAGTCATGATCTGACGGATAGCTTTGTTGATTTGCATTTCAAGCACCTCCTGTTGATGTTATGATACACTAAATATAATTGGTTGTCAATAGGGAAATTAAATATTTTTAGTGACTAAGGATATTTTGTGCCTACGATTGAAAAAGAGAGGGTTATTTTGAAGTGAAGGGTTTAATTTGAGGGAATGATAAAATTGAGAGTAGTTTAGAGTGAATTGAGAGTGGAGCCTTTTTATATTTTGCGGTATTTTCGGCACTTACCCCGCCCCGCCGCTGGCGGCTATATCCCCCGACCCCCGGCAGCTTGACCAGATCAGCAACGACCCCGAAAAAGGCAAAAGAAAACCGCCCGACCCAAGGCCGGACGGCTTCAAAATATTCATTTCATCAGCTTAACCAGATCACCCAAGACCAAAACCGGCAGCAGAAGCACACACAACAAAACCACGCTTTAACCCTCCGTAATATATTTAATAGCTTCCGCTTCTGTATCAAACATTTTTGTTTGTCCGGGCTGACGGCTACCGGGTATATAATGCCCATTAGGAAAACGCCAGCCTATAAAATACCGATGTTTAACCCCTCTCGAATGATCTTCGAGAATACCCACATATTGACCCTGTACGGGGTCGTAAATGTGGTAAGTATCAAAGAACGGGGTTGAGCTTCTATAAATCTTTTCAAACATGGGTTTTAACCTCCTTACCAATCAATCACGGCAAAGCGTTCCGGCTCGGCTTTCTGTTCCCAATGCCAACCGCCGTCAAAGGTATTCGGCACTCGCACCCGGTTATAGCTGCGTATAATCTGACTTACAGGAGCGTTACAAAGGCCGTTAAAAATCATATTAGCGGCTTCGATAATATCAGCCTGAGCGCAATTAGATTGCCAAAAACAATCAAACAACCATTCTTTATTGAATTCTTCAAGACCAGCGTCACGGGAATATTTACCGGCTTTTGCGGGGGTCTTGTTGAAGTAGAACGGGAAAAAGGGGTTTTGATCGACTTGGAAATAATAAACCAGTTCGTCAAGCTCAAAAGTAATATAAGTGGTAAAGGGTGCGGGGATTGTTTCGCCGTTGTCCTGCTCTCGATCACTAATTAAAGCCGTATAACGGGAGGGTTTCACGCTGCCGCCGTGGTTCTTGACCACCTCAGCCAAGGCCGTAAAAATACGACACATATTAAAATCGAGGGGGCGCAGATAAAGCCGCTGATTTTCTTTCGTAATAATCATAATTCAAACCGCCTTTCCAACTTCGAGATTGTCCCACCAGCTTTTCCCGCCGCCAGCCATACCAACAAAGGAAAGAAAACTGTTTACATGGCGTATTGTGGTAACGCTGTAACCGTCCCACAAGCGGACAAATGCGCCGTTGCTGGTGATTTTGCAAACATCGGTGTTATAACTCTGCAACACCTTTTCGCCGTTCTCCTGCTCTTTAATTTTGGCCTTGCCGTAAAAGCTCTTGCTTCTGTCGGGATACATAACCGGAAGATCGTAAATTTTCATTTGTAACCGCCCTTTCTTAAATGTGAAGTGAAAGCACTAAATTTATTTGGTGTCTTAAATATACACTAAATATATTTGGTTGTCAATACTTTTTCACTAATTATTTTTAGTGTTTTGTGGCGGCTTTTCTGGTGTCCGTCAAAGTGTACTTTTCCGCACACCTCCGGCAGCACAACAGGCCGACCAGATCAACCAGAGCCAGAAACGAAAACCGCCGCCGACCCGGTAACAGATCGGCAGCGGGAAAGTTGATAGTCGAAAGTCGCCAGAGAGTTGCCGACCAGAGTCGCAAAGTCGAAAGTCGTTGGGAAAGTTGATAGTCGCCATAGTCGGGAGAGTTGCTAAAGTCGCCAGAGAGTCGGAAAGTCGCTCAATCCTCCGGGTCATAGTCGGCGGCAGTCGCTTCGAGATACTTCTGCTGTAATTCTTCGGGAGTCGCAGAGTCGCCAAGCTGAGTGTTGGGAGTCAAAACAACTTCCTGCTTGTCCTGATAGCCCATATTGTTCTTCATCAGGAAGATACCGGCAACGGGATTGATCTTGCCGTTCTGCATATAATTCTCCATCTGCGTGTTCAAAAGTTGATACGCCTTTTTAATGAGGTTACGACTCGTAGTCGGAATATAGGCACTATCCACACCATTACACCATGCCCACAGGGTTTTTCTATCCACACCAAAGGCCAAAGCCATACCAGCAACGCTCGGCTTCATATCATCATCAGCACACAGCTTGAAATACTGACCAATTCTCTCCTTAACCATCTCAGGCTCTCTCATATCCACATCAGGCCAATCCCACATAGCCAGAGAATGCTCCAAATACTTTCGATTGTCACCCGGTTCAGTATGAACGCTCAGAGCGTCCTTACGATCAGGGCGGGTGCGCTTCTGCGGCAGCTTATTTTCTTCACTCACGGTATTACCTCCTTCTCCCTTTGGGTGAGATAGGTGACTCATTTTCAAAAATTCGTATAAACTCTCCTTAGAGGGCACTCTATAAGAGGACTTATATACAAAAACTTAAAATCATTCACCTAACTCACCTGACAGGGTGAAAAACAAAATTCAAAATGCTCTAAAATTGAAAAGACTTTCTGCGGAAACAGTCACTTTTATCACCTAACTCACCCGGCTCACGGCTTTTGCAAACCGGTTCAGCAAAACGCTCACCGTGAGCTGACCAATGCGGTTGATGTACTCGCAAGACAATCGGTCAGGGTGAGGGACGGCGTTGCCGAGGTCGATGACCAACTCGCCGGTGTTATAGGAGATTTCCTTCTTGATGGTAGGTGTGGCGTAGATTACCACATCTCGATTCATCGTGGCCTGTAACAGACTGGCGGTCTTGGAATGCGCTACGGTCACGGTAGCGTTGCAGTCGAGCAATGCCTGAGCCAGTCCCTTGACGGCGTGACCACGGCCTACGATGGTAATGTTTCTCTCATAGGCCAATCCCGTAGAAGACAGCAGGGCAGCGGTTGCCTGAGCTACGCAAGACATACCGGGAGAGAACAGGCAGTCAATGTCCACATCAGTAGACAGGCGTAGATCATCGGGACAGGTTTCGGTATCGACTACGGCACCTCGATAGGGCGGGGTGAAATGAAAAGTGTGGTCATACTTGATACCGAGGGTGTCAGCCTTTCTCTTGATGGACTTCAAGAAAATGCTGTCTTCCGAACCAAGCAATAACAGCTTGCCGGTCAGCGGACGGGACACGGTGTCTGCGTCAAATTGCTCAGACAGGGTTTTAATGATCTCGGTGTAGCTCATGTTTTCTCGAACCTCCCACAATGACACACGCCGGACTCCTGCTCACGGAATTCCTTACAGGGGCAACGAGTGTCAGGGGTCTTGAAGACGGCGCAGGGGCAATAGCCCTCGTTCTGCTTTACCAGATCACCCACAGAGGGGTCGATTTCTCTCAACATGGTTTACCTCCGCTCACGAATACAAAACTGATAGGCTTCGATCTGCCCACGCTGGTTTTCAACGAGTGCTTCATAATTCAGCAGCTCATCACGGATGGTTTCCAGATCATCACGGAGCTTTTTTATCTGCTCCCACATCTCTTTGTTCTCGGCTTCCACCGACTTGGTTTTTTCGAGTAAGGCTTCATACATAGCCTTGTAATCAGGCTCGGCACAACGCTTTCCGTTTTCATTCATCATCGGAATATTCCTCCCATTCTACGGCAATCTCACCTTCAAATTCTTTTGCTCGACCAAGCAATTTCCAAAGACCCTCGGCCTGTTCACCACAATGATCGCAGATATGACCGGCAATCTTTTCGAGCTTCTTGGGAAACCCTTTATCTTCTTCAACGAATAAGTGCATTCCGCACTTGCGGCACTCAAATACGGTAAACATCATTCTGCTCCTTTCAGCTTGATACCCTTATAGGAAGGGTAGCCGTGGTAGGTGGACTTGCCCTCATGCCATTCCGGGTGAGCTTCCATATCGGCGTTAAACCGCTTTGCACTACATACGAAGTAACCGTTGGATTTACACCAAATCTTATAAGCGTCATAGAGGGACTTGGCTCTGGTGACATAGCCATCGGCACTCTCGCACTTTTCTTCGAGGAATTGCAGTACCAGATCGTTGTCCTTCTCATACTGCCGTACCACACGGCGCATATCATCGGACATTCTCAGGCCGAACCGCTTGTACTTGAAGTAACCGGCAACCAACCATGCGAAAATACCCTGCATGGCTTCCTGCGTCTGGAATTCGTTTTTCAGGTTCTTGTCCTGCTCGTTCTCCTTGAAATGGCGGTTGAACTCAATGACACGCACACGGTCAGAAGCGAACAGGGACTTGTCGTTGACCGAGGGGAGATCATTGCAGGAGAGCCAAAGAGTGAACTGCGGCAGGAAGGTGGTAGCGGTTTCATAGAGGTTTCTGGCCTTGATTTCCTCACCACCGGTGAGCTGCTTAATGGTTTCCTCGTCCAGCTTGCCGTACTGGTTGCTCTCAGCCATGGTCACGAACCTCTTGCCTTTCAGAGAAGCAAGCATGGGGTTGGCGGCTTCGGCATTCTTGGAGCGGTCAGATTTGCAAATGATGGACACGGGGGACACGGAAGCGTAGTCACCGAGAAGATGGTGAATGGCACTCAGCATGGTAGACTTGCCGTTGCGGGTGGTCTTGCCATGGAGAATGAACATACATTCCTCATTCGCCATGCCGAGCATAGAGTAGCCAAGAGCCTTTTGCAGATACTCGGCCTTATCCGGATCATTACAAGTGACTTCGGAAATGAACTGCTCCCATCGAGCGCATTGAGCGTCTTTCAAGGTGTATTTGAAGTTAGTCTGCATGGTCAGGAAGTCCCGCCAGTCATGCTCTCTGAACTCCATCTTCTCTAAATCAAAGGTGCCGTTCAGACAGTTAATGAGGTAGGGATTTGCGTCAAACTGCTCTGCGGTGATCGGCATGACGCTGGCAGCGTCCTTCATCAGACGGTCACGGAACCGGCGATCACCCATCTTGACAAGGAACTTCATGTACTCACGGCGGCGGTCTTCGTTCCCGATTTCTCCGCAGTAAAGAGCCATCAGGCGGCAGAATTCCTTGATCTTCTCGGCAACCAGTAGAGAACCAATATCCTTTCGCCACGCTCCCTCGGAGTAGGTGAACCAACTCTTTGCTTCGGGGCAGTACCGGGTATCGTTCTGATAGCATTCCGAGAACAGCTCTGCCATGCCCGACTCGTCCCAAGAGTACCCGGTGCCGCTGATCTGGTGACTACGCTCAGGTTGGGCTTCCTTAATGGCAAACATCTTGCGGGACTGTTCCTTATCCATGATGTATCGCCCATTGGAAAGCTCAAAAAGCTCCTGATCTTCTGCGGGGTTCATGATTTCATCGGACATTCTTCGTCACCTTCTTTGCTTCTTTTGCCAACACCAGAACGGCACACGCTCTGCGGTCTTCCTCGTACCAGGCACAACGCTCTGTGCAAGGGAGATGGGTGAATGGGCAAATGGGATTTTCATTCATGAGCGGCACCGTCCTTTATCATTTTCTTCAACTGCCGAAGATCATTTCTCACCTTGCCGATGTAGGAACTCACGATGGTTTCCACCTCATACCGGTTGACAGGCTCCGGTACGGAACGGCGAAAGGCATTATCAATCCGTTGGGCTTCGGCGTTTCTGGTCTGCTCGGAAGCATAACAGACACCCACGGACTGTCCGTTTTTCAGATAAACAGTCAAGTCGAAAGGGTACTTGGGGTTATTCCCTCGACCGGACTTCATGAGAGCAATTTCGCTCACATTGATGTAATTGCCGTTGAAATTGTAAAGCATAGGTCACTCACTTTCTGCCATACCCCCCCCGACAAAGAAGAATGCGTTTCGCAGAGCGTTGTCCACATGAGCCATGATCTCACGGGGCAGCGTACACAGGTATTTCC